TTGAGCCAGATCTACCGCGTGGTGCAATGGGCGATAACGCAAACGTAACAACGACAGCAACAACGGCTGACGGTGTTGCTAGCCAGGTAGAAGTTCTGGATAGTGGTATTGGATATGTGGCAGGTGAAGAAGTCACGCTTGAAATCGCTGATAGTAATTATGTTGTCACAGCGAATACGTTGTTGGGTACTTCCGGACAACAAGAAGGGTATTGGAGATCACAGAAACACTTTACAAGTAGTGCTGATTCTATTATTCAGGATAACGACAAATATCAAGAATTCAGCTATATTGTTAAAACAGGTATCTCCTTTGAAAAATATCAAGAGGTGCTAAAAGAACTAATCCACGTTGCTGGCGTCAAATTGTTTGGAGAGGTAATCAAGATAAGCGATTTAGACATTCCTTTAACAAGTGGCAATTCAGTGATAACGGTGGAGTAAGATGGCGAAGCTAGTTCGAAAACTTTCGGTACAATCAATCAGCGAAAACACGCTTACAGTAGATGGTGCTCAGCATCTCTCAGAAGGTATGAAGGTGACAGGCAAGTATGGTCCAGCATTGATTACTAAAAACGCAACACAAAACTCTAAAGAAGGGAGTAAAGTAATCCATCTATCAGATACTGATCATTTGATGGCTGCACAGTTCATACGAAACAGAAGAAATAGAGTTACGTTTGATGGATGGTATGGAGGCTCTATGTTTCGTACGTCCCATAAGGCATTTCCTGGAACAACCACGGCAATCAATATTGAGGGTAATGCTGTAGAGCTCAATAACAAGTTGATAGGGGACATAAACAAAGGGGATTCTATTAGTATAGAATGTTACTTTACGGTTCCAGAAGAATGCTATATCGAACATATAAATAAAGATACGCAAACTATAACTTTAAATAAACCCCTTCCGGCCAAGATTTCAAAGGGCCAGAAGCTCGCATTTGCATAGGTGCAAGTTAACATATGACAAAGTTAGTTACCAACAGTTTCAAAGTGACCGCAGCAGCACAGCTGAAGGATTCTATTGGATATACCAATACAAACTTCTATATGTTTGCTGGACGTCACCTTGCGTGGGATAGTGATATTGATCCACCTGCTGTTTCAGAAACACAGCAGGGTGAGTTCTACGATGTCTATTCTAACATGATCTTCGGCAAAAAAATTGGCACTGGTGATGTTAAGCATGCTATTCGCCGAGTAAATTGGTCATCCGGTACTGTATACACAATGTACGATGATACGCAAGACATTACCGCAAATAACTACTATGTTGTTGTTGATGATGTGGATAGCCAATGGTCTGTATTCAAATGCCTAGATAACGCAAAGGGTGCAGCATCGACAGACTCGCCTTCTGTACAAGATTTAGGTGGTGCAGCAGCTGCTGCATCATATACAGGCGTATATCAAACAGGTGATAGTTACATTTGGAAGTATATGTATGGTATTCCAGACGCTACGTTTGATCAATTTGCTTCAGATGAATATATTCCAGTGGAGATTAATTCCACAGTTGTAAATAATGCTGTCGATGGATCGCTCCAATCAATTAAAGTTGTTGATGGTGGTACAAATTATAACTCTTATCATACTGGATATTTTAAGATTATTGCTTACAACGGTAATACTCAAATCTATGGTATTGCTGATGATGCTGATGCTAACAATGATTTCTATACTGGTAGCTCAATTTACATTCCTGCGACAGGGGAAATCAAACCCATCATAGACTATACTGTAATCACAGCTAACCCTGGGGCTGCAGTAACAGATACTGATTACAATTTTAAACGAATAGTTATTGGGTCTGGATTCAGCACGCTGCCGGGATTCACTGATCAATATCAAATCATCCCAAGGGTAATCATCCAAGGTGATGGATCGGGAGCAGTTGGACGAGCTGTTGTTAATACTGTATCGAATACAATTAATCAGATTGTAGTATCATCAGGTGGTAGTGGGTATACACATGCGGACGTTACAGTATCAGGAAACACTGGGAACTCCTCTGCTGTCTCCGCCAACGTAAGAGCAATTATTTCACCACCAGGCGGTCATGGAAGTGATGCATTAAATGAACTGGATGCCTCGCAGCTGATTTTCTCTACAAAGTTTCAAAATACAGAAAGCAGTACCGTGAGTGTTGCTAATGATTTTCGAGTAGTTGGTATACTGAAAGATCCACTATATGCAAACGTACATATGACCTTTGCCTCGGTCTCTGGTACCATCTCGGATGGTAACATTCTTGTTGGTGGCACAAGCGGTGCACAGGGTGAGATCATTGATGATACAAATCCTTCTGTGGAAGTAAATGTTAGTAACGTTGCAGGACATTTTGTATCTGGTGAAACGTTGACAGAGCAGTACGCAAATGGTCTTACTACCGGGGTCACAGTTGTTACTGATATAATCACATCACACGGAACAAGAGCCTCTGTTGTTAATGATACATTCAAGCAAACAACAACATTGACGTTTAATTACGTATCGTCAAACAGTGCTGGTATATTTGTAGAAGATGATAACATCTATCAGGGGATTGCCTCATTTGTTGAAGCCAATGGCTATGTACAAGAAATAACATCTTCAACAATTGATGTAACAGGATCAAAAGGTGTGTGGACAACATCTGATACAGCTACAGGTGCTGAATCAGGATACACAGAGCTTGTAACATCAGTCGGCGGCCGTGCTCCTATTGGAGATGTAACTGGTGTCGTTCCACCAGACCTAAAAAAGAACACTGGAGAGGTCTTATATATAGAGAATGTACAGCCAATTAGTCGTGCATCAGATCAGACGGAAACAATAAACCTGGTTATTAAGTTCTAGAGGAATAACATGGCTTCTAAGTTAGAAACAGATTTCAATACACCTCCATACTATAATACGCATGATGCGGATGATGATTACCGCCGCGTATTATTTAAGCCAGGAGTTGCCCTTCAGTCGCGCGAGCTTTTAGAGCTTCAAGATATTTTACAAGATCAAGTATCAACCCATGCAGACCATATTTTCAAAGAAGGTTCAGTAGTTCGAGGGTGTTCGTTTAGTTTAAACTTTAAAACTATCTATATGAAGTTCGAGGATCTCAATGCTGCTGGTCTTGAATTTAACGTAAGTAGGGTAACAGCAAACGGAACCGTTGCCTTCAATCCCGTAACAGGAGTTCGGGGAGCGGTTGTAGATGGTGTTGAGGGTCTAGAGTCACAAAACCCTGACCTAAAAACAGTCTACGTAAAGTACGTTAATGGTTCCGCAAAACCAACTAGTACAACAACAACATTTAACCCCGAAGATACTATACACTTTATTAATGGTGAAGCAAATTCATTTACATTAACGATGTCAGATACGTCACCTGTAAGTGCGCTAACTAGTGGTATTGTTGTCCGTCAGAAAATATCTGGTGCCACAGGAACAGTCACTGTTGGTAATTCCACTCATATTACTGTGAGTGGAATTGATGGATACTTTGCAAATGGGTATGCCTTGCAGTTTTCTAATGTAGACTCTACATCTACAGTCAATGTTAGTTCTTACTCAATTAGTAACTCCTACCTCCTAGAGGTTGTAGATATTGCTTCAAACACTACATATGGTGAGGCTGGTAATGGCGATAAAAATACTGTTGGTTATTGTTCTCGTGCTTTCGTAACCGATGGGTATATATATCAAAAAGGACACTTTGTTCGTGTAGCAGAGCAAAGCGTTGTTACAGAAAAATACAGTACTTTAATTAAAGATTCGCATGTAGGCTTCTATACTAAAGAATCTATTGTTAACAGTAGTGCTGATGCAACCTTGCTAGACAGCGCTTCAGGGTTTAGCAATGAAAACGCGCCTGGTGCAGATAGACTTCAATTGACACCAATATTAATAAGTTTAAACTCCACGGCAGCTGCTGCGAATTCTCAATTTGTACCGCTGGCCGTATACAGCAACGGATATCAACAACAATATTTTGGTGAGACAAGATACTCATTTCTTAATGACTCGTTAGCAAGACGGACATATGATGAGAGTGGAAACTATGTCGTCGATGACTTTATCATGTCTACTGAAAGCCATTCATCTAATGATGCAGTTATTGCTGATAATTTTAATATTGTAACGATTGGTCCTGGAACGGCGTATGTTAAAGGTTATAGATTTCAAACATTTGATAATCGATATGGCTTTGTAAGAAAAGGAAACGACACAGCTAATTTAAATAATCAATCCGTATTTACTAATTACGACTATGCAATCCATGTCGATGAAGCAATGGGATTCTTTAACTTCAAGACTGGAGATTTAATTAATCTCCATGATACGGATCCTAACTTCTTATCTTCTGACACAAATTATAATGATGGTATATCTACAGCTACAATAAGTGGTAATATTATTGGTACAGCAAGAATTCGGTCAATTGAAAGACAAGAAGGTGTTTTAGGCACACCTACTGGGCAACTTCGCGTATATTTATTTTCAATTGTTATGAACGAAGGTTCGCCATTATCTGACGTACTTGCCATCTCTCAAGGATCTAGTGGTTCCTATAATGCAGTTGCCTCTATTATTAAAGATAGTTCTGGAAATACATTAAGAGGATCTTCATTGGATGGCCTCTTATTTAAAACAGGACTTAAAGGCGTTAAAACAATAACTGACGCATCTGTTGTTGTTCGTACTGCTGATACTATGGCTATTTCAGGCACGCAAGGTTCATTAAGTATTTCAAATAGTGATATATTCCCTTATGGAACAGGAGATCCAACTCCATTAAGAAACGAGTTTATGGTTGTGCCAAGGTCTTCATTCCGAACCGGATCATTGACTGGAACTGTTGCTGCCACGTCTGGCAATAGTACTATTGTTGGTACAACTACAAGTTTTATTGGAGAATTGGCTGTCGGTCAGTATATTCATGTGGCGGGTGCTGACGAAATAGTTCGAGTGGATCAAATCAATAGTGATACATCTATTGAAGTAGATCCTGCTCCAAGTAGTACTGTATCCGGTCAAACTGCTCGTTACGCATTTCCAGCTGACGTTCCAATTGATCTAGAGCAACAGAGTGGTGTCGTTGGTGTTTCTATTGGTTCTAATGCGAACACCGTTACGTTTACATTTGATAGCAGTGCCAACGTTGGTGTAACAGCTGATGTAGCATTTAACAAGAAAGTTACCAATGCAACGCATCGTAGCAAGACATTCCCATCTGGTGGTGATAACACATCATGGGTGTACTTAGATATCACAGCTGCTGCTGATAAAAACGGACCTTGGTGCTTATCAGTTGCCGATGTTTTCTCTATAGAAAAAGTATATGGTTCTAGTAGTGGTACAAGCATTAGTGGTGCCACCGATATTACTTCAAGTTTCGAGCTCGATAATGGTCAAAGACGAGATGTATATTCACTAGCTTGGTTATATAAAAAGCAATCCTCAACAATCGATCTCTCATCGTACGATTATCTTGTTGTACAGTTAAAATACTTCACACATGGGACTGGTGATTATTTCTCAGTAGATAGTTATCCTACATCGAATACAATACCTCTACCAAGTGATCGTATTAGCGTTCAGCAAATTCCTATTTTTTACAATACTTTTGCAGGGGAGTTCAATCTTCGCAATCTGATTGACTTTAGACCTGTAGCAGATAATAATATTACGCCTGGAGCTACGGTTGGAGCGGCTGTTCAAGCTGGAAATTCAGAATTTACATTTGATGGTTCTGATCTAAAGTTCCCTGCACCTAATGAGCGAGTCGATTATGATGTTGATTATTATCTACCCAGAAAAGACATCGTTATAGTTGGTGCAAGTGGTAGAATGTCAATTGTAGAAGGTGAGCCATCTTTAGAGCCTGTTTATCCAAAGCCTATAAGTGACGCGCTTACATTGGCGCAGATTGATATTCCTGTATTTCCAAGTCTTGATGCAAGAACAGCTCACACTGATCAGCGTTTAGATTTAATGATGAACATAACCAATATTCAGCCACGTAATTATACGATGGAAGATATTGGTAAATTGGATAATCGGTTGAAAGCACTAGAATACGAATCTTCATTAAATACATTAGAGAGAAGATCGAGAGGAGAATTCTTACCTTCAGAAGTGGATCCAACAGTTGAAAGATTCAAAACAAGTATCAATGTTGATGAATTCGATACGCTATTACTTACTGATTTGAATAGTCCAGAAACTAAAATTGTTCCCGGTCGCCCAAGACGGAGTGCGGTCAGTCCTCCGACTACAAACGACCCAATCACTCTTGTGGTGAATGCGGCAGCGTCTGGTAATGTGTCACTCAATAATGTCATAACCAGAAATTATACTCATACAGAATGGATAAGTCAGCCCTATGCGGAGAGGACACGCCGTTGCCTCCAAGACGAGTATGAGTCTGCAGGATCGGTAACATGCTATCCTTCTTATGACAATTATTATGATAGTAAGTCTAATGCCTTAAATCAAGGAACAACTGGTATTGATATTCCGCCTCAATTCAAATTATTGATTGGTACGTCTGATCGAGCTGACTACCTAAACGAGTCGGTACAAGAGTACACAACAATCACAGGTGATGATGTTAACACTAAAGCCAATCGAGTTGCAGTTGGTGACTTTACTAGAGATATGCGAATCACTCCATACATGCGATCTAGAGAGATTATGCTTCTGGCAGTTGGTTTGGTTCCTGGTAAGTATCATAGAGTGTGGATGGGTGAAACTGATATAACTCAATATTGCGTTCCCGTTACTATGGAAGGGGCAGATACTGGTAATTACTTGAATCCCACTACTAAAAACACTTACTTGACAAATACGTGGAATAAGAACCCAAATAAATTCTTTGGACGTGGTACAAGAGGCACATATCAGTCAGCGCTAGAGTTTGCATCAGGCTCAGTCCGTCCAGCTGGTTTCAAGGCAGATGTCGATGGCAACATTCTTGTTAATTACAAAATTCCTAACGGTACTTTTTTGGTAGGTAATTGGAGAATATCGTTTGCTGATTCTCCGACATATGATTTCATCGATGAATATGATTCTACTGCTTTTGGTAGTTATGATGCTTATAACTATGCAGTAATCAAAGGAACGTATGTAGCACCAAAACCAGCTGCTTCGCGCAAAGCATCAGTTAATGATAGCGGCGGTGGTGGTGACAGCTCCGGACGCGAAAATTGGGATTCCTCGAAAGTCTCTCCTGTGTATGGTGGAGGATCTTACATAGATTCGCATACAGGTGAAACGGTTCGGAATGTTGTCACGACTACAGGTGGTAGGACAGTAACTAACACTGGTGAAGGAGGAGGCTCCAAAAAAATTATTTGTTCAGCGTTGTACAGACTTGGCCATATGCCGTATGCTGTATTTGAAGCTGATCAATTGTATGGTCGTAAGCTACGTGAAGAAATGCCTGAAGTCAACGATGGATACAGGAAGTGGGCTCAAGTTGTTGTTGATTGGATGGATGGTAAAGGACCATCGTTCATGCCTTGGATCCAAGATGATCAAGTCCGAGCTCAGAAACAATCTGATCTTACTATCAAGGTTACTAAAGCTATTGCAACACCATGGGCAATCCAAATGGCGCACGAAATGGGTGTACTAGAAAAAGGCAGCTTTACTGGTAAGTTACTAATGACTCTTGGATATCCAATCTCAAAACTTGTCCATAAGACCAAGCGTAAGGCGACACAGTTTGATTACTACTTGCTTGCTGGATTCTGTATGGCTCTGTATGGCATAAGTAGTATATTGAAGCCACTTGAAGGTATTAAAGATTTTGATGATCTTTCGGAAGAAGATTTGATGAATGCAGAAAGGAAACTTAGAAGTCTATGAATTCATTAATTCAATCTATTTTTGTAGAGCCGCGGCTAACAAACCGCACAGAGGGTGTATACATCTCTAAGGTCGATTTGTTCTTCAAAGCAAAAGGCACTACAGGCGGCATACGACTTTACATTAAGCCAATGGAAAATGGTATTGTGTTTAATACCATTCTTCCGTATTCCGAAGTTGTTGTGAAGACGCAGGATATAGCACTCCACAACAAAGGAAGTACTGCGACATCATTTGAATTTGATGCTCCTGTTTTTCTTCAGCTGGGTAAGGAATATGCAATCTGCGTCGACCCAGAAAACGGATCTCCTGACTTTTATGCGTACACCTACAGATTAGGTAACAAGGATCTTGCTACAAATAAAGTTAGCAATCGCTCATTTAATCTAGGTAATTTATACCTAGCCTCTGGTCAATCTGCCGCATTACCTACAACAAATGAAGAACTGAAGATTAAAATATATATTGCTGATTTTGATGAGTTCACTCAAACGCCTGAAGTAGTATTCCATAATGATAACTATGAATTTTTTGAAGGATCTAGTATCCAAGGAATATTTGAAACCGGGGAAACTATTATCAAGTATAGTAATACTGAATCCACGGATGTTACTGTATCTTCTAAGCGCCTGACAGCACAGTTAAATGATTTAATTGATACAATTGATGCGTATTTGGACGGCGATAAGACTGTCGATGGTCTAGGTAATGATATTGCAACTTACTATGATGTCACAGGATCCAATACGGTCGTATCAGCTGATGTTACGTTATTGACTAAGTACTATCTAGGAACAAAAGCGTTTAGTGATTTGGATGACGATTTTGTTCGGTATGTTCGTGAGAACTTTATTATATTGGACGATCCAAATTTCAACAAGAACTACGTTTATGGCAACACAACAACATTTTCATCAAGTTTCGTTGTGGGTGATATAATTACAGTAATTGATGTTAATGATGATGTACAAGAGAATACCATTACGGAAATAGCTAATGATACAGTAATGATTGTTCGTGACAGCTGGCGGCTGACGGACAACACTTCTAATACAGGCATTCTTTCAGGATTAAGTTACTATACAAATCCTACTGTTACTGCTAAAATTGAAAGTTATAACTCCATCACTGGTACGATTACGGGTAACGAATCTAACGCTACTAACAGCACACATTTGTTTGCAAATGGAGATACAATTATTGGTACTACATCGCAGGCCAATGCAACAATCAATGTGATCAACCGCGATATTAGCTTCTTGCAGTTGATTAATAATAGAGTTGAGCCGCCCGAAACATCTGTAAGTGCTACTATTACAACTAATGCAGGTGGAGCAAATTCTAAGACAATATCATATACGTTTGGCGACAATAGCTATATGAAAGAGCCAGTTAGCGTAAAGAGTAAGAGCAATGAAATCAGAGATGATAACGGTAATAAGTCATTTACAGCGACATTTGCATTGAAAACTGGAAATGATTATACTGCGCCTCAGTTGCTGCAAACACCTGTTACGTTGGCTACCTATAAGAATATAGTGCAGAGTACAACTACTGGCGAGACGGGGATCAATGGTGATGCAACCTCTAAGATAGTTACAAAGACATCCTCGCTTCCTGTTAACATTGTCGCAGAGGATATTAAATTCTTTATTGATGCTTACAGACCTGCAAACACATCAATTGATGTTTATGCTAAGGTTCTTGGTCCATACGATTCTGAAGAACTTATCGATAAAGATTGGACGCTACTATCGTACACAGCTGATTCGCAATACAAGAGATCTAGCTCTATTGATATTTTTGATATTAGAGAGTTTGCTTTGGTATTCCCATCGACCCCACCAAATAATGATGCTCAGGGTGCAGGAACAGTAGAGACTGGTAATACTACAATTGTTATTGCAAATACATCTCAGTTTTCTAATGGTGATGTCATTATGATCAATGACGCTAATGATAATGATTATTTTGTGACAACTGTTGTTGATAATACTGGTAGTGGTGAGATTGTCGTTGCTAATCAGCTTACGTACGCTCAAGATGGTGAAAAGCGAATTCGAATTGTTTCACAACCAAAAGCAGCATTTAAGTATTCTAAAAACTCTGGCATCGTACGATACTTAGACAGCAACTATGTTCCTGTCGATGGCTATAATACATATGCGTTCAAGATAGTTCTGAGGGCTGATGATCATTATCAAGTTCCGAGAGTGGATAATTATAGAGCAATTACAACTACTGTATAATGTATACTAAAATAAGCGATGAAAAAGATTTTGTTAGAGATGGGGGTAGTCAGGCTCTCATAAATAATAACGTCTCTGAGTATAACCTTTATAAGGCACGTAGAGAAAAACAGAAACACGCTGAGGCTAAAGCTAACGAGTTGGAGTCTCTAAAACAGGAAGTACAAGAGCTTAAACAGCTCGTCATGCAGTTGGTCCAGAGGAATCCATGACAAGGCAAGTAAGTAATACAATCGTTTCAACCGATACTTTTGCTGGTTGGCTAGAGAAAACAAACGAGATTGCGACAGAGCTACGCAACTCTATCGTCACGACTGCAAATACTTCTCTCTATACAGGCGCAGGGGCAAACACTTCTGGCAATGCTATGGTTGTTGGCTACTTAGGTGCTAACGTAATTGCTTTGGCAGGTAACAGCACAAGCAAGGCATCGATTCATGTCATCCATGGCAGTAACACAACATTTGGAAATACTGGTGGTACGTTAGTAATTAATTCGAATGTTGAATTTGCTGAAGCAATTACATTTACAGATCAAACAATCGAAGGTAACGTCACCTCTAATGGTGCTTTATTTGATATAACAACATCTGAAGACACCAATATTACCTCAGCAAACATTACAATTGAAGCAACGACCAACATGACGGTCAATTCTGCTGATGTAGTTATCTCTGGAAATAATGTTGATATTGATAGTACATATGCAAATATAGCTGGGACAGATCTTTATATTAGCTCCAATGTATTCATTGAGTCGGCAAACGTAACAGTAGGTAATGGCGCCGCTACAACCGATACATCAATCAACACTGCAACATTCTCTGTATCGGCAAATACGACTTTAGCTGGTTCTAACACATATGTCAACGGGACAGAGTTTAAAGTTGCGTCAAATACTGTAATTGATGGCGCACTTGGTGATATTAATGCAAACCTAGACATTGACAATACATCAACAGATATTAATGCAACAAACTTTATTGTCTCAGGTACGACTGCCAATATCACATCCACGACAGTTAACCTGACAGGAACAACCGCAAACGTTGATACGGGACAACTCAACGTTTCTGCGAATGTTAACATCGCAGCAGCAAATATTTACTTCGAGGGCACAGTAGAAGCAAATGGAGGACTGACTGTTACGGGTGGAGCTACAATTGGCGATGCTAATGGTGACTCGCATTCTGTCACAGGGAACACAACTTTCAATAATAGTGTTGATGTATCAGATGATCTTAGTGTAACTGGTCTAACGGCCCTGACAGGAAATGTCGCCGTCAATTCAAATGACTTGTTCGTTGATACATCTAATCAAAGAGTTGGCGTTGGTACAGATGCTCCTTTAACACTCTTACATGTTTCTGGTCCAGGCGCTCAGACATCAACATTTGAAGGTGGTTCTGCCAACGTATTGATTGTTGCAAATAACCAATCAACAATTTTCGGTTCTCAGAATGTAGTGATCAAGGCTGCTAGTTCAAAGCATATCAAACTCCATTCAAACAATCAAACAGCCGCTGACAAGACAGTAATGTTGTCAGCTAACGGCAACGTAGGTATTGGTAACACAACTCCTGCTCAAAAGTTGGTCGTCGCTGGCACAGCAAATATCACAGGAACGACGACTCTCGTAGATGTCACAGCGGAAGATATTACAGCAAACACGTTGACGCTGACAACTGGTAATGCAACTCTGATCGATGTCACAGCAGAAGATATTACTGCAAATACTTTGACGTTGACTAGCGGCAATGCAACGCTGATCGATGTTACTGCTGAAGACATTACAGCAAACACTTTGACGTTGTCGTCCAATGCAACACTTGTTGATGTCACGGCTGATGATATTACTGCAGCCACAATCACGACAACGTCAACAGCAAGTTTAGATGGTGGAATTGACGTTAATAGTAGCAAGATGACTGTTGCTACATCTGGCGCAATTACAACCGCAAATACGCTGTCTGTGACGGGCTCAGCCACGTTTGGCAACACAATTGCTGTAACAAATACAGCGACATTTAGCAACACGATCACAGTTACTGGTGATGCATCTTTTGGTAATATAGAAACTACTGGTCAGGTATTGATTGCAAATGATGTTGCAAATTGGGCAAACTCAGTAGCACTAGATGCTAACACAGAAACGCAAGAAGTAATTGTTTCGTTCCCATTTGCCACATACCACAGTGCTAAGTTAGTTGTGACAGGTAGACATACAAATTCTACTGTTGTAGAGGTTCAGTCCACAGAAGCATTGGTTGTTACAGATGGAACTGATGTGTTCTTGACCCGATATGGTACACTATCTACAGATATCAATAATGATTTTTCTGTATTTACGATTAATGCTGATATCAACAGTGGTTATGTAAGAGTGCTTGCAAACACCTCTCATGACAATACATCAATAACAGTTTTAAGTCAATTGTTCAAGATTCAAAATTAGGAATAACGAATGGCTAGTAATACCAACATAAAATTCAAAGCATCAAACGGGATTGATCTTGTTGGTGGAGACATCATCAATGTTTCTGAGATTGTTTCTCGAGATGGTGGAGGAAACACTGTCACAATTGATGGTGATCTTACGGTTACTGGCGGTTTCAATTTCGTAACGAATGTCAATTTGATTCCCGTTGAAGATGATTCTGGTATTGTTGGTCAATATAATCTTAGGTGGGAGACTGGTTACTTTGGATCGGTAGAGGTGGGAGAGCTCTTCGTTCATAATAGTGCTGGTTCAAATGCTTTAGGAACAGTCGGAACTAATCTGATTCCAACAACAGATGGTTTGGATCTTGGTAATACTACCAACGAATGGACGATTTATACAGATGGTATTACATCAACTGGTGATATCACATCCTATGCAATTGGGGCAAATGGTAAAGTAACAATCACCAATGCAACCCCAACAATCTTCATGAAAGAGGGAGATGTTACTGGTAATAACTACAGAATTAGTGTTGATGGTGGTGCATTTAAGATTCATCGAGTCAACGACAGCGATGCAAGCCCGTCCTCAATAATGACTGTGGTAAATGATGGAAATACCACAATCCATAATGATGTAACAATTAGCGGCGACTTGAATGTTCAAGGGAATACATTTACGATCGCGTCAGAACAGTTATCCATTGCTGATGCATTTATTACGCTCAATGCTCAAGGTAGCTTACGAGATGCTGGGATTGAGATTGACCGCGATACAGAAGCCAACGTATCGATTCTCTGGGATGAAACAGACGACACATGGATTCTCACTGGAGACTATTCAATCGTTAGCCAAACTGTCGGTGGTAGTGGGTATGTTCTCGTCACATCAAACAGCGATGCAACATATGGTGATGTAGTTACAATTAGCGGTAACACAGTGATCACCGATGATGTATTTGCATCCGCTAACTTATACTTAACCTCTACAGCTAATTCAGGCGTTGTCTGGAGTCGTGGTGCATCGAATGATGTAGCTATGTTCTGGGACGAGATCAATAACTTGTTGAGAGTTCAATATGCAAATGGAACAATTGATACGATAACCACTGAGGGGATTGATAATGATTCTCAGTATGAATTGGCTGTAACATCAAACACTTCTTCAGCCAATGTCACATTGACAGCATCTGGGTCAGACTCAGGAACTGATGCTATTAAGTTTGTGGGTGGCGGTAATACGACTGTTGCGTCTGATGGATCAACAGTAACAATTACGAGTTCCAGCGCAACTGATTCACAATATACAATGGCAACAACAGCCAATACTTCGTCTGGTAATGTATCAATAACAGCCTCAGGTGGTGACACAGGAACTGAGCACGTTAAGTTTGTTGGTGCTAATGGCATCACAGTTAACTCTAATGGTACAGATATTACAATTACTCAAGGCGTATCTACTGTCAATACGATCGCTAACACGGTTGCTAATCAAGGGGTATTGAAGCTTGATTCTGCAACAAGTAGTGATTCCAATGCTCTATTTGTTGGAGCGAATGGTATTGCTGTTCTTTCGAATAGCACTGCAATGTATGTTCTCGGAACACAGTACGACCTTGAAGCACCAGCCGCTGTTGGAAACGTAGAGCTCTCGTTGGTTGCTAATGGTGTAACTACAGGAAAGGACACATTAGTAATTACTGGTACGGGCAACACAGTTGTTTTCTCTGATGGCAGTACAATTTCAATTAATAGTACCAACGATGCTGATTCAAAATATGTTTTGTCTACGACATCAAATTCATCTGTAGCTGACATTACGCTAACAGGAAGTGGTAGTGACGTAGGTACTGATGTAATATATGTTGAGGGTGCAAATGGGATTACCGTTAGTTCAAATGGTAGCTATATCACTGCTCAACAAGGCTCGTCGTATGTTAACTCAATTGCAAATACAGTTGCCAATCAAGGTATATTGAGACTTGATGACGCGGCTGGTAACGATTCCGATGTATTGTTTATTGGCGCAAACGGTATTAGTGTACTGTCTAATTCAACCGCGATGTACGTTCTTGGAACACAGTATACATTATCATCAGAAACATCTGGTTCTGGAGCAAATATTGTATTCGTAGCAAATGGTACTGATACTGGCGAAACAAATATTCAGTTAGTTGGTAATGATGATGTAACCATTACAGAGTCTAGCGGTGTAATCACTATTGATAGTTCTGACACGACATATGATCTTCTTACTATTTCGAATACAGCTGCGAATGCTGCATTACTCAGACTGTCTGATTCGAATAACTCTAACGACACCGTGACGTTTACAGGATCTAATGGTATTGTTGTATCATCTAACTCATCACTTTTAGATATTGCTCTTGGACCATTATCGCTTACTTGGAATGAAACGCTTCAAGCAAATGCAGTCACAACAACAGAGATTAGTACAGGTAATGTGATCCCTGGTTCAGATAATACGTACTACCTTGGTAACTCTACCTTGACATGGGCGGAAGTCAATACTACAG